CGGCTCGCTTTTTATGTAGCGAGCGGAACGTCAACCGGTTGACAAAAGCTAAGCTAGGCTTGACCGAAAGTGTCAACCATATGGCTGAGTTAGTCACAGGATCTAAGTTTGCCGTTGCGGCAGGTTGCAGTCGCCAAGCGGTTTCTAAGGCGATTGCGCAAGGTCGTTTGGACGGCGCTTTGGTTGACACAGGAAACGTCAACCCGAAGATCGACCTGGAGAAGGGGCTGCGGATTTGGGGTGTGACTGAGCGGGCAAGTGCTGCGCAGATGCCAGAGAAGCCCAAGAAAGAACTGCCAAAACTTGAGGCTGCAAAGAAAGAAGTGCGCCGCCAGGTGACTTATGTAGAGGAAGAAGATGTACCGGACTTTTACACAAGCCGCGCAAGGAAAGAGCACTACAACGCGGAGCTGGCAAAGATTATGGCCGCAACTCAGATGGAGGAGCTGGTTCCTGCTGAGCAGGTGAAGAAGGAAAGCTTTCAGCTAGGGCGTTCTATCCGTGAGCAACTAGCAAACCTTGCTGATCGGTTGAGCAACGAGCTGGCTGGTGAAAGTGACCCAGCCGTTATTCATAGGGTGTTGACGACTGAACACCGCCAGTGCCTGATTGATATTGCAAAAATCGCATGAACTCTTGGAGTAAAGGTTTTCTAGATGGCCTCAGGCCAGAGGAGCCACTGACTGTTGATGAATGGAGTGATCGTTATCGAAGGCTGAGCAGCAAGGCGAGTGCGGAGCCTGGGCCGTGGCGTACTGATCGAACGCCATACCTGCGTCAGGTGATGCGTGATTTGAGCAGTGATAGCAGCGTGCAGCGTGTTGTGTTGATGTTTTCAGCGCAGAGCGGCAAGACAGAGGTTGGGCTGAACTGGCTGGCTTGGATTATTGACCACAGCCCTGGGCCGTTGCTTGCTGTGCAGCCAACGATTGAAATGGCTCGGAGAATGTCAAAGCAGAGGCTTGAAGGCTTGATTGAGGACACGCCAAGGCTCAAAGAAAAGATTGCACCTGCACGATCTAGGGACGGATCAAATTCAATGTTCGCCAAGGATTTCCCTGGTGGAATTTTGTTGCTGACCGGGGCAAATAGTCCTAGTCAGTTGCGCTCTGCGCCTTGTCGTTACTTGTTTATGGATGAGGTTGACGCCATGCAAGAAATCCCTGGGGAAGGTGATCCTGTTGCGCTAGCAGAGCGCAGGACGACAACGTTTGCCAGGCGAAAGGTGTTGTTGACTTCTACGCCAACGGTGAAAGATTTCAGCAAGATTGAGGCGGAATATATGAAATCAGATCAGCGCAAGTTCTGGGTGCCCTGTCCTTTGTGCGGTGAATATCAGCATCTTGAGTGGAGCCGGTTGAAGTGGGAGAAGGACAGACCGGAGACGGCGCAATATCAGTGCAAGCACTGTGGTGAGCGGTTTGATGAACGTCACAAGACACAGATGTTGGCGGCTGGAGAGTGGCGCAATCACTCGCACTTTGATGGCAGGACTGCCGGCTTTCACTTGAATGGTTTGTATAGCCCGCTCGGCTGGGCTAGTTGGAGTGAACTGGCTGAGGATTTTTTACGTGCAAAGAACGATCCTGCGGCATTGCGCACGTTTATCAATACCCGTCTTTCTGAGACTTATGAAGAGAACTATTCAGCGCAGGTCAGCGCAGAGGGTTTGATGGGCCGTCGTCTGCCGTATGAGCCAGGCACTGTGCCAAAAGATGTTGTGCTGTTGACGGCTGGCGTTGATGTGCAACTTGACCGATTGGAAATATCAGTTTGGGGCTGGTCGGGAGCTAAAGGGCAGCCAGAAAGTGGCTGGCTTGTATGGCACCAAAAGCTAATGGGGGATCCGACTCAGCCAGAAGTATGGAAGCAGCTGGACGCTGTTCTTGCAAGCGAGTGGGAGACAGAAGAGCACCATCACCTCAAGATTGCGCAGCTAGCTGTTGATACCGGTTATTGCACTCATGAGGCTTACACCTACGTGCGTGAGCGACTGCCGCGTGGTGTTGTTGCTATCAAAGGCAGCAGCCGGCGCAATGCTGCAGCTGTTGGAAAAGGCAGCAAGGTAGATGTCAATTGGAAGGGTCGCACCATCAAAAAGGGTGTGACTCTCTACATGCTGGGGACTGACACAATTAAAACGACCTTATTTGGAAAACTTCGTTTAGAAAACGGTCCTGGCAACCTTAATTTTGGCTTAGCTGCTGATACTGAATACTTCCATCAGCTCACTTCTGAGCGGCAGAAGTTGGTTTATCGGGGAGGGATGCCAACGCGCATTTGGGTGCGAAAAGCATCGGCACGGGCTGAGTGCTTGGACTGCGCCGTATATGCTTATGCCGCTTTCCAGCTATATATTCGCAGGCTTCCCAAGTTGACGATGTGGGAAAACTTACGCGAGAAACTGGAATCAGGGGACAAGAGACCGCTAAAATCAAGCAATAAGCCGGCAAAGCCGGTGAAGTCGTTCGTGAACACTTGGTGACGTGAACATCCCAAAACAAATTTATGCAGGGACGACGGTCAAGTGGCGGGATGATGCAGCTGTTGGCCCGTTAAACGAAAGCATCACAAGTGGCACTGGCAATTATTCTCTTGTTTACTACCTAAGAACAAACACCAACCACGAAGGCCACACGGTCACTGGAACGTCTTATGGCACAGGTTGGGAGTTCAGCATTAGCGCGACTGATAGCGCTGATTTTGATTCCGGGGGATGGTTCTTTTATGCTGAAGCATCTAAGGGCTCAGAGAAGTTTACGCTTGGCAGCGGACGGCTAGAGGTCTTTGCAAGCCTTGCCTATACCGGGCAGCCTGGGGCGTTCGATGGTCGCACTCAGGCTGAACAAGATCTGGATGCAGTTACAACAGCGATCCGCGCAATCATTAGTGACAAGGCTGCTGAATACTCAATCGGCAACCGCACCTTTAAGCGGATTGATCTTGCTGAATTAAGAGTTCGCGAAAGTCAACTTAAAGCTATTGTTGTTCGAGAGCGCAAGGCCGCAATGATTGCAAACGGTTTGGGCGATCCACATTCCCTTTACGTGAGGTTCTGACATGGGCGTTCGATCTGCATGGCGTGAATTGTGGCGCTCAAATCCTGGGCCAATGGCGCGGCCTAGGGCTCGCATGTTTGGCGGTGCGCAAGCAAGCCGTCTTACAAGTGATTGGGTTACTTCTGTAACTTCTGCCGACCAAGAGATAAAAGGCAGCCTTAAGCGTCTGCGGTCTCGTTCGCGTCAGCTTGTTCGAGATAACGATTACGCCAAGTCAACTGTTCGTGTTGTTCGCAATTCTGTTGTTGGCACTGGCGTCAGGTTGCAGGCGCAAATTAAAAGACAACGTGGCGGCAAGCTAGATACAAGGATCAACGAACAAATTGAAAAGGCGTGGTCTGATTGGGGCCGCAAAGATAGTTGCAACACAGCAGGGCAGCTGTGTTTTGCTGATGTTGAAAAGCTTTCCGTTTCGTCAATGTGCGAAAGCGGCGAAGTTTTCATTCGTATTGTTCGCCAAAAGTTTGGCCGTAGCAAGGTCAACTTTGCCCTTGAAGTTCTTGAGGCTGATCAACTAGACGAGGATTATCAAAGTCCTTCTCGCACAGCTGGGTCTGTGTGGCGGATGGGAATTGAAATTGATCGTTTTGGGCGAGCCCTGAACTATGCGTTTTTAAGCCGTCACCCTGGGGACACGGCATTTCCAACGCAAGCGAAAGAACGTCGACACATCATTGTCCCAGCCAAAGATGTCGTTCACTTGTTTGATCGTGCATCTGGTCGGCCTGGTCAAACCCGTGGGGTGCCTTGGTTGGCTAGTGGAATGCAGCGGCTGCACCACCTAGATGGATGGGAGCAGGCAAGCGTTGTGCGTGCTCGCGCCAGTTCTGCATTGATGGGATTTATTCAATCACCAGAAGGTGAGCTGGATCCAGGCGGTGAGGTTTATGACGGCGAGCGTGTTTCAGGCTTTGAACCTGGGCAGTTCAAATATTTGCAGCCCGGTGAAACGGTGACGATTCCAGATATGGATTCACCGTCTGGAGAGTATGAGCCATTCCTTAGAGCGCAGCTAAGAGCCCTGGCTTCTGGCGTGGGTTGCAGTTTTGAAACAATAAGTAACGATTATTCACAATCAAATTATTCATCATCACGGCTGGCCTTGCTGCAGGATCGCGACAACTGGCGGTCGATTCAGCAGTTAATGCGTGAGCAGTTCTATCAGCCGATCTATGACGCTTGGCTGGAGATGGCAGTGCTTAGCGGTGCCTTAAATCTGCCTACTTACGAAACCGAGCCTGAACGTTATGAGGCCGTTCGCTGGGTCTTCCGTGGGTATTCCTACGTTGACCCGCAAAAAGAGATTGCTGCACAGAAGGCAGCAGTTCGCAGCGGATTCAAAACCCTTGCCGATTGTGTCGCGGAAAATGGCGGCGATCTAGATGAATTGCTTGTTGCCCGTCAGTCAGAGCTAGCCAAGCTCGACGAGATGAACATCATCACGGACACAGATCCATCAGCGGTCAACGGTTCTGGCGCTAGCCAATACAAACCAGTGAATACGATCGACGCATTTGGAGACACCCCTCCGCCATCAGGCGATGATGCTGAGAACGTAGGCGAGGAAGAAAGTGGCAACTATTAACGGCACAGAGATCGACTTAATGCCCACTAAGGGCATGAAAGAAGAGGCCGAGCGTTATCGCGAATGGAAATCTGAGGGTGAATCTGGTGGGACAGAAGTTGCGGCACGGCGTGCAACTCAGATCCTGAGCGGCAACGAATTATCTGGTGATGTTGTCATTGCGATGTCGGCATGGTTCGCCCGCCATGAAGTTGACAAGCAAGGCGAAGGTTTTTCTCCTGGAGAGGATGGTTACCCATCAAACGGTCGCGTGGCCTGGGCTGCATGGGGCGGAGACGCGGGCCAGGTGTGGTCAACGGGGAAGGCGGATAGAATTAAAGATATTCGTCAATTACAAATGTCTGAGGATCTTGCGAAGAGGGCAGAGCCTGATGAATTAAGCGTTGGTGATTTTGTCCAGTGGGACAGCTCTGGCGGTATGGCTAGAGGCAAGATTGATCGCATTGAGCGCGATGGCTCAATCAATGTGCCTGGCTCTGAGTTCACTATTAATGGTGATGAGGATGACCCTGCAGCGTTAATAACTGTTTATCGCGAAACAGACGAAGGCTTTGAAGCCACAGACGTTAAGGCCGGCCATCGGTTCTCAACGCTGACCAAAATCTCTGCATTGCGTTCTGCGCCTGCATTGCTGAAGCGGGCTGGGGAAACTCAGTTTGAGGAGCAGGAAGACCGGGTGATGGAGTTCAGCTTTAGCTCTGAATATCCGGTTGAGCGTTCCTTTGGTTCAGAGATCCTGAGCCATGACAGAGACGCTGCAGATTTGAGCAGATTGAACGACGGCGCACCGCTTCTGTTCAATCACGACATGGATCGTCCGATCGGTGTCGTTGAGCGTGCCTACCTTGACGACGACAAAAAGAAAGGCGTTAGCCGTGTTCGCTTCAGCCGCAACTCTTTTGCGCAAGAAGTTTTAGCGGACGTTAAAGACGGAATTATGCGCAATATCTCCTTTGGTTATCGAATCAAAGAGATGGAAGAGCGCAACAACGAATTTGTAGCAACTTCGTGGGAGCCCTACGAAATCAGCGTTGTAAGTGTCCCCGCTGATCCAAACATTGGCGTGGGGAGATCTTTGCTTTCAGACACTACAATGAACAAAGAAACAGCCCCTGAGGTTGATTCTGCGGCTCGCGTCGCACCACTCACACAACCCGATTCTGAGAATCAAATGTCCACAGCACCCGATCTCAACGTGGTGCGCGATGAGGCTTCCAAAAAAGCTGCCTCGTCAGAGCGTACCCGCATCAAAAACATTCAAGAGCTTTGCGGCAAGCACGAAATGCGTGATCTTGCTGATCAGCTAGTTGAAAACGGCAGCAGCATTGATGTTGCCCGTGCAGCTGTTCTCGAAAAGATTGGCGCTAAGCCGGTCGAAAGTGTTGCTCCTGTTGACCTTGGTCAGCAGACCCAAGAGCGTTATCAGTTGATGGATGGCGTCCGCGCCTTGATCACTGGTGATTGGTCATCGCATGGCGCTGGTCTTTGCCGTGAGCTGAGCCAAGAAGTTATCCGCACATCTGGCCTAAGTGCCACAGGCGAGCGCAGCTTCTTTGTTCCTTTCTCTGCGCTGTCACAACGCGCCACATACGTTACCTCTGGTGCAACAACCGGCGGCAACCTTGTTGCAACCGATCTGCTGGCTGATGACTTCATCGAAGCTCTCCGGAATGCTTCACCTGTAGTTGGCCTGGGCGTTCGCACCCTGACCGGCCTAGTTGGTGATGTTGCAATCCCTCGCCGCTCTGGTGTTTCCAGCGTCTACTACCTGTCTTCTGAGACAACCGCCATTACGCAGTCTGAATCGACTTTCGATCAGATCACAATGAGCCCCAAGAACCTTGCGGCTCTTTCCAAGTACAGCCGTCAAACTTTGCTCCAGGGCACACCTGGCATTGAAGAGCTGGTACGTCGTGACCTGACAGACGGAATCAACGCTGCGATTGACTCTGCAGTTCTTAACGGTTCTGGTTCTTCTGGTCAGCCAACAGGCATTCGCAGCACTTCCGGTATTGGATCCGTTGCGATGGGCACCAACGGCGGTCCATTGACCCTTGAAAAAGTGGTTGATCTGGAAACTGCCATCACCGAAGACAACGCCTTCGGTCCAAACATGGGTTACATCACCAACGGCAAGGTGATTGGAGGACTGAAGAAACTCCGCGCAGGTGGTTCAGCTGCTGGCGACGGTGCCTTCCTCTACAACTCGGATCTTTCCGCTATCGGTCGTGGCCCAACGCCTTTGACCCTTAACGGTTATCCCTTGGCAATGACAAACGCTGTTCCTTCTACCTTGACAAAAGGTTCTAGCTCCAGCGTTTGTTCTGCTTTGGTTGCTGGTGACTTTAGCCAGGCCATGATTGGTTTCTACGGCAACGGCCTTGAAATCACCGTTGGCACTGACTCTGATGACTTCAGCAAAGCACTGACTTCTGTCCGTGGCATTGTCTCGTTTGATGTTGCGATCAGACAAAGTTCTGCTTTTGCTTCAATCGAAGACATCACCACTGCTTGATGATCACAGGGGCCGGCAACGGCCCCCCTTTTTTTATGAAAGTCACTTGCACCAAAGCAGTCATGGCAAGCGGCCAAGCCCTTGAGGCTGGTCAAAGCTATGACCTAAGCAACGCAGACGGTGAGCTGCTGATTCGCATTGGAAAAGCTGTCAAAGCTTCCGAAGAGGATCCAAAGCCAAAAACAAAGAAACCAAGGAGCGCAACCAATGACAAGTCGTAACGTCCCTGATCGTGCGGCGATTTTGGACCTTGTTCCAAATGATGTTTCAACAACAACCGCAAACTCCACAGGAGTTGATCTGCTCCCTTACGAGGGCAAAATGCTTTGCACCTTGGACGCAGAAGCCGGCGGCAGTGGCATCACCTACGCGGTAAAGCTTCAGGATTCAGCTGATAACAGCTCTTTTGACGATTTGTCAGGAGTAAACTTCAGCACAACTGGAGCAAATGCGGCTTCGGTTCAAAAGCTTGCGGTAAACATTGACGACGCTAGACGTTACGTCCGGGCTGTCATTACTGTCGCTGGCGGGACTGGTGCCGGTGCTGTGAGTGTCAAAGGAGTTGTTTTCCCTAAGTACGGCTGATGGCATTAGCTGATTTTCTGACAGATGATCTTGGAGTTTTCCTTGATGATCCTTTTGGCGTGTCTGCAACGTCAGGCTCTACAACTGCCAAAGTTTTGTTGGATCAGCCCAGTCAAGTCTTGGCTGGTGACATGGTGTTGCAAACCGACTACCAAATTACCGCCAAGGCTTCTGACTTTGGAACTCTTACTGCAGGCACCAGCATCACCGTTGATTCTGTGGCCTATACAGTGCGTGAAACTCGTTTGATTGATGACGGGTTGCTTTGTGAAATCTCGCTGCAGAAGACATGACGACACTGCGCGAAAACATTCTTGAAGACATCATGAGCAGCCTGAGCGGCACCACGAATGTGGGGGCTCGGATCTATCGCAGCCGTGTTGTTCCATTGCAGCGCGGAGAAAGCCCTGCATTGGTTGTTGAGCCTGTAAGTGATACGCCAGAACAGAACACAAGTTTGCCGACCTTGGATTGGTCGTTTGTTGTTCGTGTGTCTGTGATTGTGCGAGGCGACAAGCCTGATGAAGTTGCCGACCCAATAGTTGAAAGCTTGCACAGCAAAATCATGGCTGATTTAACTCTTGGTGGATATGCAATAGACGTTCAGCCGCAAGGCGTAAGTTTTGAAATGGTTGATGCAGATCAACCCGCAGGCGTTATAGGTTGCGATTATCTAGTTCGTTACCGAACTCGATTAGCTGATCTGACGCAAGGACCTTAAGATGGAAGATGAAAACTTGGGTCAAGGGGGTGCATACCTCGTTGATCCAAAAACCGGCAAACGAAAGCTCATTGAGCGGACTCAGCCGGCTCAACCTACTAGCCCCAATTTTGAGGTTGTAACCGATGACACTGAGGACGAGTCAACGCCTATTGCTGGCGAAGATTGAAAGTAGCTACGGGTCCGACCCAACGGCTGCAGGCACTGATGCGGTTTTAGTCCGCAACATGGAGGTGACTCCGCTTCAAGCTGATGCTGTTGAGCGTGAGTTGATCCGTGGCTACATGGGCAACTACGACATTTTGCTTGCTAATCAGCGAGTTGAGATTTCGTTTGAGGTTGAGCTGTCAGGTTCTGGGGCTGCAGGCACAGCACCTAAGTGGGACGCAATCATCCGTTCTTGTGGCAACTCAGTCACGACAGTGACAAGCACGTCAGTGACTTATGCACCAATCAGCGCATCATTTGAAAGTTGCACTCTTGAGTATTTCGTCGATGGAGTTCGTCACAAGTTGACTGGCTGTCGTGGCAGCTTTGCAATCACAGGCGAAGTGGGACAGATCCCTGTGATTAATTTCACGATGACGGGATTGTTTAACGCGCCAACTGACACAGCAAATCCAAGCACGACTTACGCAAACCAGGCCGCGCCGGTCATTTTCAAGAACGGCAACACCACAAGCTTTACCTTGTTCAGCTACGCAGGTTCGTTGCAGTCCTTCAGCTTTGATCAGTCCAATACGACGGTTTACCGCGAATTGGTTGGTGGGGCTAAAGAGGTCTTGATCACTGATCGCCGGCCTAATGGCACGATTGTCCTTGAGGCTGAATTGCTTGCCACTCATAACTTCTTTACTGATGCTACTGGCACAAGCACCGGAACAAACACGTTCCAGCATGGTCAATCGGCTGGCAACATTGTCACCTTTAGCGCCCCACAAACTGACCTAGGTTCACCAACCTATTCAGATTCTGACGGCATCCAGATGTTGAACTTGCCCTACAACGCAACGCCAACAACTGCAGGGAACAATGAGTACAGCATTGTTTGCACATAAGGTTGCGCTAGTCTGAGGGCGAATCACCTTTTTTATGGCATTCGTCCTTAAGAAGTCAAATACTTACAAGTGGCCTGTTTCTGTGGATGTTCCTGTTGATGGGGGCAAACACGAACGGGTCACTTTTGATGTTGAGTTCAAAGACTTGACGCAAAGCAGACTTTTAGAAATTGCAGAGCTAAGCGCAGAGGGCAACCTGACGGATGTTGAGATCGCCCGTGAAGTGATGATGGGGTGGATTGGTATTGAGGACGAGGATGGCAAAGAACTGCCCTACAGCATTACAAAGCGAGACGAGCTGTTAGATGTGCCGATGATGGCTACAGCAATTGCTGGGGCTTATTTGGAGAGCAAACAGGGAGCCAAGAGAAAAAACTAAGCGAGGCCGTTGAATATTTGTTCAGCGGTCCAGGAGACCAAAGTCAGTTAAAGGCAGACGCCAAGGCGTTTGGCTTGGTGTTGCCTGAAGCAAAAGAGGAGCACTTTGAAGTATGGGAGGAGAATTGGCCCGCTGTTGAAATGTTCTTACGTTGTCAAACCCAGTGGCGCACAACAATGTCTGGCGTTTGCGGGCTGGACTATACAGCTGTGCAATGGCTGTTTAGACTGTATGAAGTCAAGGATCAACCAGCTGTGCTTGAGGACTTGCAAGTCATGGAAGCAGCAGCGGTGAAGATCCTGAATAAGGAGAAG